CAGCACTATTATCCCAACCTCTTACAAATTGTCCTCGAAGATCAGGCAAATTAAATGTAGAAGAGCCATCACCTGCACCCCATGTTGTTGAAATAATACTAAACAAATTCGAGTAAGTTGACCTACTGACAGCAGCACCATTGCACTCTAAATAGCCAGAAGGAACTGTAGTAGTAGCAAAAGTATATACTGAACCTGTTGGTACTCCATCAGCAAGTTCTCCCCATGTAGTTCCGTTATATCCTTCAAATTGTGAAAGGGTAGTATTGAATCTTATATCAGCCGTAGCAGGGGTTGGTCGTTGAGCAGTAGTTCCTGATGGTAACTGTAAAGAACCAGTACCAGACATAACAATATCTCCACCAGAAGTAACAGTTCCAGAAAATGTTGGTGATGCTTTTGTTGCTAACCCTAAATTAGTAGCATCTGTTAAGTCTCCAAGAGTTAACCAACCATTATTAGCAGAATTTCTTATTTTCAATAAATTATTTGCAGTATCAGCCCAGATTTTATAAGCAACAGTAGTAGAAGGAGCAGATGAACCACTATTAGATGATTGAATATCACCAAGACAAGTATTTAAGTCTGCTCTAAAAGTTGCTCCTACCGCATTTCCTATATCAAAATCATGTCCATTACTCATTTAACTAACCTCCTTTCCAAAACCTGATGCAGCCCATACAAAAGATCTTGGAACTGCTGAACTTCCATTTTTAAATGTGACTTGAAATCCTGTCCTACTTATATTAGCAAGTTCAAAGAAATCACCTGTTTGTTGAGTTGTTGGAGTCACTACGACAGTTGGAGTTTGTTTAAATGGATTTGTGAAAGATACAGTATATTGTGATGATCCAGTAGTAACTGGAGTTGAAATAGATTCTGTTCTTCCTTGTAATTCTAGTGTAGCTCCTAAATGACTTACAGCTATATTTTGGTTAGTGTCACTACTTGTTAATATTGCCTTAAATTGAAATGCTCTACCAGTGATTAATACATTACTAAATTCTTTATATGCACTCCAAGTAGGAGATCCAGATGGATTGTCATTAGTTGACCTTACATAAACAGCAGCATTACAAGCTGTAGCTTCTGTTAACCCACCAACATTATCAATATATCCCCAAGTATCAATAAGATCAGTTCTTTCATCCCATAAACTATTAAGAATAAAATTACTTGCCGTTAAAGTTTTTCTTAAATTAACATCATATTTTTCTGTTAAATCTACAGAATTAGCAAAGATATATTCTCCTGATGTTGCTGTTGCATTATTGGTAACTGTAAGTTTTAAAGCATCTAAAGAAGCATCATAAATTGTATTAGTTTTTGATCCTGTAAAGTTTGGTGTATGTTCATCAATACTTCCAACAACAAGTCTTTCAGAAGGAGCAGGGAGAGTAGTTTCAACTCTTGTATTGTTCCAGTCTGAATCATTAGAACCAGGGGCAGGAGATTGTCTACCTCCATCATCTTCAAATTTTATAAGATAAGTTCCTTCTAATAATGGAACGATTTTTTGTGTTTGATTTCCTGCTGCTGCAACAACAATTTCCTGTGCATCTTTCCATTGTGCTGCGGTTGTTTTACTGGAGTGCCTTATTAAAGTTTTTCCTCCTAACAACACATCAAGTTCTGTGGCACGATTCCAACTTAAGATTGCACTAGATTCATCTATAGGTAACAAACTAACACCACTTACATTAGTTGGAAGAGCAGTTTTTCCTGCTGCTACAAATGGATCTAATGCGTTGGGAAGTGTTGATCTTAAACCAGAAGCACTAACGCTATAAACTTCAATCGTGTAATTTCCAGCAATCGTATCTAAAATTTCATAGCTTTTTGATCCTTCAACAGTACGAGAACTATAATTACCCTGTTCGTATCTCCATCTGACATAAACATTATCAGTAGAAGTAGTCCAACTTACAATAATTTTTACTCTTGCAATACCAGTATTTTCATAAATAATTTCTTCTGCTGTAATACCAGTTGGAGAAGCAGGTGGTACGTCTAAATTTGTAATATCTCTTTTTGTAAGAGCAATTCCACTTTCAATATGTTGATATTTACCAGAATTATATTGACTTGCTGTAATAGCATGGGTGGTTCGATCCGCTTCACTAACAGTTAAAACTCTCCAAGTTGATGTAAGAATATCTGTTGTCTGATAAATCCAAACACTATTAACATTGGGAGCAGAAGTAAAAGCACTTGAGACTGTTATGACACTTCCTGATATACCACTAACAGGTTTATTTTCTACAGAACCATCAGAAAGAATAACAGATAAAGTCGCACCAGTAGAAAACGTAAGCCCTGTTACATCGTCTACAGTTATGGCAGTAGTTGTAGCAGCATTTATCCGACCTCCTCTTCTTTCTCCTGATTTTACAGGGTCAGCTATTTCTATAATTTGTCCAGGTCTGACAATAACCCCTGCATCTATTGAAGTAGAAAATGTAACCACCTCACGTTCTACATTCTCCATGTAGAGTAACCATTTTGCCAAACGATTTGCTTGCCCTCTACTCGTACAAGCAAAAGCATCTATATTTTTTACAATACTTCCATATCTAGCTTGGTTCGCAGTATCTATAACTTCTTCATAATTAACATCTCTAAGTTCTAAATCTAAATATTTAGCAACTACAACTGTAGGTCTAGTTCTTTGAGATGTGTTTTGATAGGTAAAACCTGGTGGCATGACATTGCCTAACGTAAATAAATAACTTGAATCTTTTGGTGAATCCTGTGTGATAGTCAAACTACCAGTTTCGTAATATGGCATAGCTCTAAAAACAGAACACATTTGATTTATTACGTTATAAGCCTCCTGTTGATTTTGGATCGCAACATTACAACTAAATCTAGGTTCTGTTGTACCAGCACCAGTACCATCATCTACCTGTGCAGAACAATAAACTGATGCTGCATAAAAACTAAACTTATCTAAACCAGACTCTTGTAAATGATCTCCTAATCCGTACCTAGAAGAGGTTAGAAGGTCGTATAGACACCAAGCAGGATCATTTGTATATTGAGCAGCCCCAAGCGTTCCATTAAACACTCCTGCGTAAGATAAACTTCCATCAGAATTAACAGTAGCATTATGAGGAATTTTTACTTTTATGCCTTTTACTAAATATTTTCTAGTAGGAATAGCTGTAAATTGTTCTGCATCAACTTTTAATCCTACTAATGCACTATTAGCATAAGTTCTTTGGTCATATTTAATTTCTGCATAACTGTTAAATTGAATTTCATTAGCTAATTTAACAGAAGCACTATCAGCAGTAATTCTGGTAACTTTAATATTTACAGGAAAAGCACCATCTAAATTTATTAAATAATCTCTTTGGTAAACATCAGGAGTTCTACCTGTAATAGTTCCTTTATTACCTTGAACAAGAGTTTGATAGGAACCACCACTATATTGAACAGCTATTTGAAATTGAACTTCTGTACCAAAAATATCTCCTTTATCACTTAAAGATTGTAAAGCTGGAACAGTAATAGTTACTGAAACTGCGTCAACAGTAGAATCTGTTATCTGAATGACTTTAGGTGTAGCTTGTGGAACTGTAGAAAATCCTGTAAGTTTTGTAGTTTCTACGTTTTTTGTTATTGGAATATTAGTTTGATTAGAAGTACCAGTTCTAGATTCAAAAGTTACATCTTTAAAATTAAAAGTACCATCAGCAGCTTGTAGTGGTGTGTTATTAAGAAAAATAGATTTTGCACCATCTACTAATCCTTCTATTTCTCCTTCGCCAATTAAATCTAATACTTTGGCAAACTGTTTGGAATCTAAATTATCTTTAGCTTCGGTAGGAGTGCCTCCGCCTCCTCCCATTCCTTTTCCACCACCACCGCCAGAACCTAAAACTTTACTCATACTTCCACCTGTGCATTTTCAATACCAGCCGACACCACGACAGATCCAGTCAGTACTTCACCATAAATAACAGGAACAGCTATACCAGCACGACTTGTATTTTGTATTCCACTAAAATTAAAAGACAATTTAGGATCTTGTTCCATTTCTGAAATAGTAGGAACAGGAGTTAGCATATCGCCAATGCCACCCAAAACTAAAGCACCACCTATCGCAACACTAGCTTTTGTCAAAGCTCCTGCTGCTGCAAAAGAACCTTTTACTCCTGCAGCTTTAAAAAATAATCCAGCTTTTAAAGGTGTAAATAAAAATGCACCTCCTATTAATGCAACACCCATTAAAATTTTACCAAAACTACCTCCAGCACCTCCAACTACAGGAATAATTTTTATATCTTCCTCTCCATTTGGGTAATGTAACTCTTTTTCTTCTAACTCCCAATCTCCAACATTTACTTTGTAATATCTATCTGCCATATGTTTTTCTAGCTGTGGAAAGTTGACCACTAAAAATCTTATTGCCTGTGCAGCATTATGCACTTCAGCTTCAAAAGTCTTTTGACCCAGAAACTTTGCCAGTTCTCCGTATAGCTTAATTTTACGCAGCATAACGAATCCTTTTACCTATACATTTTAACAGCCATTCATCTAATAGATCACGACT